CCGGTCACGAGATCAGAAGACCCGCCGTTGCCTGAGAACAGGAACAGCCGACCTGCATAATTATTACGCTTGTCAGCCAACGATGAGGCAGTCCGTTCGCAGTAGTTGGGGGCGCGCTTTTGTAGATCCTTTGCGTTACATCGCCACCGGAGTGGTGCCCACGGGGGGCCATTCACAGCATCTTTCATATTGAGCGCCTCTGGCTTCGATGCGGGCGCTGAGTCGGAAGCGTCATAGTCGACAGCTATACCAACGTAGCCAGCAGCACCGGTGCCAATTTGAGGTATATACTCGAACTCAAGATGTTCGAACACGTATGACTCGTACATAGTGCCAAGACGTGAAGCCCATGCAAACAAGAACGGATTAACCGGCAACCCCGCTTCAACAACAAACGGGGAATCTTGTTGCGTGAATTCCTTAACGTATTCCCGCCTAGAGACAATAAGATCATTGCCATAGGCACTGGATTGGCGTTGTCCTCGAGTCACCGCGACTGGGGCTGTGATGAGTGCATTTGCGCGAGGATTCTTGCGCGAGCCTTTGCGGCCTCGGTTGACCACAGCCCGGGTTGGAGCGACCGCCTTCTGTTTCGGCATCGCGGTCTGGGTGGTTGGACGGGACGAATATTGGTTGGCCTTAAGACGGGCCAAGGAGGCAATTGCTGGAATAGTAGATAATACAGCCCCAGCAACAGCGTGGTGACGACTAGTAATAGTGGAACGTTGAAGAAATCGATTGCGTGCACCAGAGTTAATACCCGGAGCATACGACCGATCAAGGTACGGCATATAAAAGTGTCCTAGTATGGGATCCCACCGGAAAAGGTGCGACTGTACATCCCCACCAACTAAGCGCCCACCCGTGCAGTCTGTCGGCATTTTGATTAGCACGGAAATATTAAGCCAGCTCGGCACCGTTTTGGGTGGTTAAGATGGGGACCCCATAGCCCTCGGGATGTGTTCTGGTTTCCCGAAGGCAGTGACAATCGGTGGTTTAACCCAGCGGAGGTTCACCTTGTCGTAATACTCCTCTAGTGCTTTCTGCTCATCCGGCGTAATCCCAAACGCCAAGTAAAAGGAGTAACGGGCGTAGTCAGTGACCACGCCGGTGTTCCACATTCCCCGAGCCAGTATCTTGAATCCGGTATCCTCCAGGTCACGGTCTACCCTATTCCCGGCTCCACGACAGAACATGGCGTAGAAGCTCTTGAATATGGGCATGTGCCCGGCTAAGGCCTTACCACATTGACCAATTGAGTTGCGCAGAAGGTCATACGTCTTAGCGTCATCGAAATGCTTGACGGAAACAGCATCCTTAGCTAGACAGACCCTCGGGTCACGCATCATAAACCAGTCCGTTCCATCGTAGACTGGGTGGGTTTGGCAAAATTCGATACCTTCAAGGTAGTCAACCGGCTCATCGAGAGTCATTGGGAATCCACAAAGACGGGAGAATTCAGGGAAGTCGTTCAGCACCCCCAGATCACAGCCTTCCAATATAGCTGTCGTGTCGTCACCGTTGTTAATGATTTCCATATCAAGCCCTCGTCCACGCATGAACGAAT